GGGTACAACCTCGGCGCCGCGGACGTGCGCGGGCGCGTTGATATTGATCCGTTCAATCTCGCGTCGCCCGATGCGCGGCGGTTCCTGGAGACGTATCGCATTCGATCGGCGCGGACGGTGCTGGATACGGTGGAGCAACAGGTACGGTCCGCGCTGACCGAGGGCCTGGCGACGGGCACGACGCTGGACGAGTTGACGAAGAAAGTTGGCGAGGTGCTGGATGGGTATGCGACGCATGGCGCGGAGCGGATTGCGCGCAGCGAGACGGCGCGGGCGTACATGCACGGGCGGGAGGAAGCGTGGAAGGCGTCGGGGGTAGTGGAGCAAAAAGAATGGCTATTGTCGAGCGATCCGTGCCCGCTGTGCATTGCGGTGTCGGACCAGTTGGGCAAGTCGGCGCTCGGCGTTCCATTCGTGCAGCGTGGTGGCAGCGTGACGGACGCGACCGGCGCGGTGCACGTGCTCGATTACTCTGACGTTCAGGGTCCACCAGCGCATCCTAACTGTCGCTGTTCGCTGGGCGCCGTGTTCAAGGGTGAAACATGAGTTACCTCGTTCAACTTCGTACTCGGCATACGAAGGTGGTTGGATCCGGTGATGCCGTGGCCGCGAGCTTCTCCGCGATTCGAGAACTCAACGTGGACCGCGAGAAGCGCCTGGTTACCGGGATTGTAACCTCGAACGCTGTGGATTTGACGGATGAGATCGTTGTGCCGACCGGCTGCGATCGCGGCTACATGGACCAGATCAAGGTCGTACTGGTGGGCCACGATCATGCGATGCCGGTCGGTGTGATGCGGAACATGAAGATCACGCCGAAGAATATCCGGGTGCAGACCTACATTGCGCGTACGCCGCTGGGCGAGGATACCTTGACCGCGATTCAGGAGGGGCTGTTACCGGCGCACAGCATCGGGTTCCGCACGATGAACTTCGGGCCGCTGACGCGCGAGGAGGAGGAGGAGTACGGAGAAAAAGCCTTCGGCATCCATCGGGAGTGGCTGATGCTGGAGTACAGTTTCGTGTCCCAGCCCTGCAATCCCGAGGCGATGATCGATGAGAAGGGGCTGTTCAACGCGGTGAGCAGCGGCATGATTCATCGTGCGTCGGCGGTGGTGTTCGGGCTTTCGGACACGCCGGCGCGGAAGTGGTGGCCGACGACGGAAGTGGTGGTAGATGTCTAGCACCGGCCCACAATATCCAGGCACGCTGACCGAGGGCACGGGCGTCTACGCCTGGACTAACCTTGACAACGCCCGCCTCAGCGACGACGCGCGAGCGGTAGCGACCATCACCATCGTCGATCTGACCAAACAACTCATCTACTCCAACTTCGGCTTTGCGATCCCGGCCGGCGCGGTGGTGACGGGCGTTTCGTGTCGATTGGAAGGTCAAGATTTGAACGGTGGTTCTATCTGCACGCTTTGTCGGATTCATCAGAACGGCACACTGATTGGAAACAACGTCGCGTCCCCCGACTTTCTCACTACGGCTGGAGGTCCGGACCAGAACAATCTAGCCGACGGCGGCGCTAATCTGGCGACTTACGGCGCAGCGGTTCAGGCGCTCACACCAGCCGACTGGAACGCATCGACGCTCGGCGTGATGATCCAGTTCAACGCCGCCGGGGCTGAGACCATCTCCATCGACGCCTGCACGCTGGAGGTTACGTACGATCCACCCGGCGGAATCCACCACACCAAGCAGGTTCTAACCGCCATGCGAATGATGAGGTAAAACCATCATGGGAACCGGCACTTTTACCAACGTTGTGAATGCGGTCGGGAACGGGTCGATCCGCACCTACGTGTTCAGTTGGACCAGCACCGCCGGCGGGGCCGCGGCGTCCGATCCAATCCCCAACATAAACGGGTTCGTCGTTGCGCTGGAAACCAATCCAGGCGCTACCGCGCCCACCGACAACTACGACATCACGGTGACGAACGAGGACGGGTTCGATGTGCTGCTCGGGGTAGGGGCTAACCGTGACTTGACCGATTCAGAAATGGTGTTCCCGTTGAGCGCTGCGCTGCCGGTGATGGTTCCGGTGAACGGTTCATTGACGTTCAACGTCACGAACGCCGGCGCTACCAAGGACGGCGTAGCCAAGCTGCACGTTTTGGTCGGCAAGGAATAGCCCGGTCGGCCCGGCTATAGTGGGGTGTCCTGACCGCGAATCGCGGCCCCGGCTCCCACGAACGGCGTGCAAGTGCACCTGCGTTCGGCGAGACGTAGTGCCCTGGAAGAGCGATCGGTGTTCCGAGTCTCTTTTCCAAGGGTGAACCCATGACAATCAAGTGGTCGGGCGTTCTCAAGACGCTCAAGGCTCGCGGCTACAAGGGCGACGACAGCGACCTTGCGGCCGTCGAGAGTTTCGTCGCGGATCAGCGGTTGACGCTGAAAGATCCTGCCGGCAAGTCGCTGGACCTCAAGGCGCTGCACGCCGAGGGCGTGAAAGCGGCTGTCGATGTGAGCGTGGCGGTCGATGAAGATCCGACGGCGGTAGTGACGAAAACCGCCGAGCCCGCTGATCTGGCCGAAAAGGTCGCGGCCATGGTGGACAAGGGCGTGGCTGTCGCGCTCAAGAAGCTCGGCATCGACAACACTGATCCCAATGCGCCGAAGAAGATCGTCGATGCGACCCCGGCCAACTGGCGGCGGTTGTCGTTCCAGAAGGCGTATAACCGCAAGGCGGCGAAGACGGGCGCGACTGTTTTCCCAGATGCCGACATGGCCGAGGCCTGGGGCGCGCATTTGCGGGCGCAGGTCTGTGAGGAGTGGGGCCGCAAGAATCACAAGATTGGCGAGATCCAATCGCGGCACAAGGCCGACGATCAGGCGATTCTCAAGGCATCGAGCGCGTTCAACATCGTGACCGGCGGCTCGTTCGTTCCCGACGAGTTCATTCCAATTCTGATCGAGTTGCGCGAGACCTACGGCAAGTTCCCCGCTGCCTGTGGCACGACCCCGATGAGTTCGGATACCCAGAGTCATCCGCGCAGTTCGACGGACCAGACGGTAGCGTGGACCGGCGAGAACGTGACGATCACCGAAAGTGATCCGACCACGGACCAGGTGACGCTGACGGCTAACGGACTCAAGGGCCTTTCGCGGCATCCGTTCGAGTTGTTCAACGACTCGGCGATCAACGTCGGCGAGATGACGATGCGGCAATTCGCCCGCGATGCGGCGAAGAAGGTCGATCAGGCCGGGTTCAGCGGCACCGGCACGTCGGCGTACGGCGGCATGGTCGGAATCGCCGGCGCGTTCACGGCGCTGGGCGCGACCGTGGCGAACCGGGCCGGCGTGGTGGTTGCGGCCGGCGCCACATTCGCGTTAGTCACGCTTGCGAATCTCATCGAAGTGGTCGCCAAGCTGCCGGAGCATGCCGACACACCCAACACCCGTTGGTACATGCACAAAACCGTCTACCACGCCGTGGTCGATCGGCTCGGCGTGGCGGTTGGAGGCTTGACGTACGCCGAGTACGCCGGGAAATGGATCCCGATGTTGCGTGGCTACCAGGTCGAGTTCGTGCAGGCGATGCCCAAGAGCGACACCACGGTTCAGGACATGATGTACCTCGGCGACTTGTCGCAGGGCGCGAAGTACGGCGAGGTCCGGAACAGCTACTCGACCGACGTGAGCGATCAGCGCTACTTCGACGTGGACCAGATCGCCATCAGGTTCCGTAACCGCTGCGGGATCCTCGTGCATGACGTCGGCAATTATCACGCGACCGCTGCGTCGCGCGAGCCCGGCCCGATTGTTGCCCTGCAATCCTCCACTTGAACAGGAGTTGAATCAAACATGAATGCTCTGATGAATTGCAAGTTTGCGCGGATGCTGGAGCCCAAGGACATCAACGGCGCGGCCGCGACGTGCCAGGAGGTCGATTGTCAGGGGTTTCACGCGGCGTGCGTGATTGTCCAGGCCGGGGCCATCGGCGCCGCCGACTTCGACAGCCTGTCGATTACCGAGTGCGACACCACCGGCGGCTCGTTCACCGCGATCCCTGCCAGCGCCGGCGTGTTTACCGCTCCGCTTCAGACCGACGACAATCTGATCTGGGTTGCCTTCATCGACCTGCGGAAGCGGATGCGGTTCCTGAAGCCGATCATCGACGCCGGAGCGGTGGCGTCTTTGGCTTCGTGTGTGTGTCTGCTCTATCGCGCTGATCAGTCGCCCGGCGACAATACCGAGCGTGGAACCAAACAGACGCTGGTGTTCTAGTGGTCACGGTCCGATTCCTTGTCCCGTATTTCTCGCATGTCGCGGGCTCATTGGCAACGGTGAGCCCGCGACATGCGGAGTTGTTGGTGGCCCAGAAGGTCGCCGAGATCATTGGCCCCGGCAAGTGGACGAAAGGGTAGCGCATGGCGATCGGCGCAGTGAGAAGCGGCGGCGTGATGACCGGCTCCATGCAGGTCGTCAACACGGCCACCGTTCACGGTGCTTGGTTCACGATCCACGATGATCTTGAGCAGGCGGCGTATTCGGCCACGATCCTCAGCACTCCGGCGACGATCACCGATTCCAACTTCCATTGGGGCAGGGTTCCCGACGGCGCTTCGCGGATCTTGTTGCGGGCGCGGTACTCGATCGGCGGCACGGCCCCGACGAATCCGGTGCTGTATCTGCTGGGCGCTTACGGCGTCCCCGCGACCGATGGGAGCTTTGCCAATGATGGGGCTGTCGTTTTCATGCGGCTTGATGCGGTTGGCACAGCCGCAGCCGGCTTTACGTTTACGCTGGTGGCGGCCGGCGCCGGTCTTATGAAAGACGCTACATATGCGTACTCGGATCCAGTAAGCTTGACGCTTACCAACCTCAACGGCGCAAACTACGTCGGGGTCGGCATCGCTACGGCCGGTGCGTTGACTGGCGGAACCATCCAGTGCCTTGCCATGTTCTCGAATCAGGCGTAACAAGCGGTGAGCCTCGATGGCCGAACTTACCTCAGTGACGCTCATCAAGACGTACCTCGGTGACGTTACCGGCACGGCGTCGGATGTGCTGTTGGCGACGCTGCTCGAGGCCGCCGAGCGCGAGATTCGGACGCTGTGCAACCGTCCTGATGGGTGGCTCAGTGGAACAACGCATACTGAGAAGTTCTACGGCGCGCGGCACGCCGGCGTGCCGTTGGTGAATACACCGGTAACCGCAATCACGTCGGTGAAGATATTCACGGCGTCGGGTTCGTCCACGACGATGGCGGCCGCCGACTATCGGATCAACGAAGACGCAAACGGGCTGCTGTTCACGTCGAGTATGAACTCGACTTGGGATGCCGGATTTGATTGGCCCGAGAATTTCGTTGGGGTTCGCAGACCGAGTTTCTATCCGACACCGACGTTTGCGTACCCCTATACGCAGGTCGTCTACACCGGCGGCTACGCGGCTCAAACCAACATCCCCGATGATCTGGAGCAGTTGGCGAACGAGTACGTGGCTTGGATGTTCTGGGCGCGCAAGGAATACAAGCCCGAGGACCATGAGAAGTGGCGCGGCATCATGCGCGAGAATCTCAAGGCAATGGGGTACACGAGGATGATTGAAGCGTGAGCCGCGTCACCGTGCAATGGCGAGGCCCGCA